GGATATTGCTGCCCTAGAAGCAAAGATTAAAGAAGGATATACGATTAATCGTGTAGATAAGCACACTGTCAAAAAGACTTTTGCCCCTTCAACCATTGCATATGGGCACGGAGAGTGTGCGAGATATTGGTATCTTGCTTTTGATGGTCAAGTGTTTGAAGATAATGCAGACGCATATGCAGCAGCAAATATGACTGCTGGAACACTATCACACGCCAGAATTCAGGCAGCAATGATGAATTCGGGGGTAGCAAAAATATATCGCAATGATGACAATGAGACTACAACAGAGTTTAAGATCACCCACAGCGATCCTCCTATCTTTGGATACGGAGATGTTATGCTTGATTGGCAAGGTGAAGAACTCATTGGTGAAATTAAAACAATGATGAATGAGGGTTTTGAATATAGAAAGGCATCTGGTAAAGCCAAGACTGGACACCTTATGCAACTACTTATCTATATGAAGATTTTAAAACGGCCAAAGGGTGTTATGATTTATGAAAATAAAAACAATCATGAACTTCTTTTGATTCCCGTAGAAGTAAACGATCATTACCGTCGGTGGGTAGACCAGGCATTTGATTGGATGAGGACAGTTCGAAAGGCATGGGAAGATAAAACTTTGCCAGTCAAGAACTATAGATCTAATTCCAAGATATGCAAGTCATGCCCAATCAAAAAGGCATGTGAGTCTGCAGGGACAGGCGTAATTAAAATAGCGCCCCTGGAGATTCTCGGTGAGACATTGTAACTTTTGTGATAAACAATTTGATCAATCAGTATCGTATCAGATATATTGTTCGGTAGAATGTAGAGACCTTGCAACAAAAGAAAAAATTGCTGCAAGGTATTTGCAATCAAAAAGAGCAAAAAGAAAAGGAAAGATAAGGCCTTGTAAATCCTGTTCAATGCCACTATCAATATACAATGACCACCAAATTTGCAATACATGCTCTGTCAACCCAGATGCGGTTGCTAAAGCACTAAAAAAGATTAAGGATAAGACTAATGGTAAAAAATAAATGGGGGATAGAATTGATTCCAAAAAACCTATGCTCTATTGACGCCAGCACAAATAGTCTTGCATTTGCTTTGTTTGATACCCAACAAAAAACATTGGGTGCTGTTGGAAAAATTAATTTTGATGGAAAAGATATATATGAAAAAGTAATGGACGCAGGGAAAAAGGTAAAAGCATTTTTAGATTTTTATGGTGGCTTTGAGGGGATAGTTATTGAGCATACCGTATTTATGAATAGTCCAAAGACCGCTGCAGACCTAGCCCTTGTTCAGGGCGCTATTTTGGGGGCAGCGGGGCAGTCTGGAACAAGCGTAATTGGAAAGGTGTCTCCAATAACATGGCAAAACTATATAGGAAACAAAAAAATATCAAAAGATGAACAACTGTATATTAGATCTCAGCACCCAGGCAAATCAGTATCTTGGTATAAAACTTATGAAAGAAATTTAAGAAAAGAGAGAACCATTAGATTTGTAAACACAATTTATGATAGAAATATAACTGATAACGATGTTGCCGATGCTTGTGGCATAGGACACTGGGCAATTAATAATTGGTCAAAAGCGGTTGGGACGGAGTAGGCAAACAATGAATATAAATCAAATACTAATATTAAATACCAAAGAATACCCTGACGCTGCCAAGTTTCTTATAGAGCAAAATAAAAAAAGATTTAACTATTTTTATCCAGAGTTTAACTACAAAGTTTGGAATCAAGAAGAAATCGAAGATATGATAAAAAATAATTTTGATAAAGATGTTTTTATTGCTTTCAAATCTTTGAAGCCATATTGCTATAAATCCGATCTTGCAAGATTCTGCATACTTTTTCTTAACGGTGGATTTTATTTTGATATACATAATAGACCGTTAACACATATTGTTCCGTCACAAAGCCTAATGGCTTTTCGTGATGATCAAAGACATTCCCTAACATCTTGGGCTATGCAAACTAGTGTTCTGTATTCAAAAAATCCTGGTCATAAAATATTTGAATTAACAATAAATAGCATTGTAGAAAATGTAAAATCAAAACACTACGGCTGGAGTTCTCTCGCACCCACTGGACCAATACCATTTGGAAAGTCTTTTGTTGATTACAACAATCCTACAGACACCATCATAGGGGACTTCAGGCAGTTGACAGGGGAATACCCAATAAGAAATTACGGATTTATTTTGCCAGATGGAAATATCTTTGCACTGTCCAAGAATTTTGCTAGTGGGGATATAAACTTAGAGGGTTCAAATAATTATAACGAACTTTGGGTAAGGAGGGATGTATATGAAGAAAATATTGGTATCGATAATTGGGTATAAAGAGGGAGATCTGCTTGGAACAGTTAAAGACTGCTATGATAAAGCAAAAAATAAAGAAGGTATTTTGTTTTCAATAGTAGAAGAACACTACCCAGACTCTTATTCAGATTTAAGTTTTATTCCAGAAGAGCAAATTATTTACAGAAAGTTTGATCTTTCAAAATACAGGGGCATTCTTTGGGCACGAGATTTAACAACAAAAGAGTTGCCATTTAATTATGACTATGTTTTATATATCTGTGGTCATACAAGATTTGAAAAAGATTGGGACGAAATTTGCATAAAAGAGTACTACAATATTTTACAAAATAGTAGATCTGAAAAGGCAGTTCTGTCATTTCAGTCACCCATGTTTGAGGTTAACGAAGACGGAACCCTTGAGTTTGAAAAAAATGTTGGACCAAAAGTAAACACCTACTACCCAAGACTTGACGTAACAAAAGACTTTGGCTACGACTTTGCTCCAGGATATTGGTTCCCAGATGTCAGGGAAGTTCCAACAGATAAAGATTTTACGCAGTCTTACTGGATTCACTTTACCTGGTGTTTTGCCTCAAAGGAATTTGTTGAGGATGTGCCATTTGATACATCTATTGGTTGGACGGCTGAAGAGATATATTGCTCAATACAGGCTTGGTCAAAGGGATGGAAAATTTTTGCAATTCCAACAAAATTATATTATCATCATACAATTAGAAAATATCCAGGAGAGAAAGAATTGAGGAATGATACTCATAGACCCTGGGCAGACAAGAATAAGGATAGTTATTGGGCTAATGTGGATTATTCTATATTAAGATTAAATAAACTTTTGTCTGGAATGTTGGAAGATGAAGATAGGTTTAAGATTAGCAAAGACGTAGTCTTAGATTATTGTAGAGAGAGTGGCCTTAATACAAAATATACAGAATACGATCCAAACTATCATAACTTAGATAATTATCAGCAAAGAAAGCACCTAAGAAATGCCAAACCAATATCAGATATTTGACAGGAGTAGATGTGTCTGCTAAACTATATACAAGCGAGACTTATATGCGTAAGAGATATCTTATGGATAAAAAGACTCCAGAAGAAATAGCAAAAGAATGCGGGGTTAGCGTGGAGACAATCTATGTATATCTTGCTAAATTTAAATTAAGGAAGTCGAGACGATGAAAAAAGTATTGCTACCTATTGTTGTATTTATTGGAGTTTTTTCTGCTTTAGCGGGAATAACATTAATTAGGCTATCTAAGAGTATGGAAGATTGGGAAGCATCGTGGGAAGAAGAGGATGAAGATGAGTTCTGAGACACAGTTTACAATTGCTCAGGTTTGTGATGAAATTAAGGAAATGCTTATTGCTAAGAATAAGTCCTATGGAGACTCTGCTTTAAATCCAGTTAGAATTTTTTCTACCTCTGATAGTGTAGAGCAGTTGCATGTTCGTATTGATGACAAGTTGTCTAGAATAACTAGAGGTGGATCTTACATTGGCGACAATGATATAGACGACCTTATTGGATACTTGATATTGCTAAAAATAGCAAGGGAGTTAAACGGTGTCAACTGAAGATGATTTAGTTAAGCACCTTGATCAGGTCAATCAAGTAGTAGAAGAATACCTAAAGGGTAATGACCCAACTGCAATTTCAAAACAACTTGCTATACCAAGACAAAAAGTAGTAACACTTATCAACGAGTGGAAAGTTATGGCATCTGCTAATGATGCTATTCGTGCTCGTGCTAAAGAGGCACTTGCTGCAGCAGACACCCACTATAGCAAACTGGTGTCTCGTACATACGAAGTTATTGATGAAGCATCAATGACAAACAATCTTAGTGCAAAGACTGCTGCTATCAAACTTGTAATGGATATTGAGTCTAAAAGAATTGACATGCTACAAAAGGCTGGACTTCTTGAGAATAAAGAGTTGGCAGAAGAAATGATTCAAATAGAAAGACGACAAGAAGTTTTGATGGGAATTCTTCGTGACATAGCGTCTGAGTATCCGCAGATACGAGATGAGATTATGCGTAGGCTTTCTGATATTGCCAAGAAAGATGAAGTGATTACAATTGTCCACGATGTTTGATGATTTCTTGGAAGCACTTAAAGATAATCATTTTGAAGAGACACCAGTAGACGCAAAGACATTTGTTGAGTCACCAGACTACCTTGGTCAGCCAGGCCTATCAGATATTCAATATGACATTGTTGAGGCAATGAGCCAAATATATCGTAAAGAAGATTTAGAGAATTTAATGGGGTATGAAGAAGGCGCAAGATACTATGAGAAATATACGAAGAATGAAATTATACTCCAACTTGGAAAGGGTAGTGGTAAAGATTTTACTTCTACTGTTGCTTGTGCTTACATCGTGTATAAGTTACTATGCCTTAAGGATCCAGCCAGATATTTCGGTAAACCCACTGGGGATGCCATAGATCTAATCAATGTTGCTATCAACGCACAGCAGGCTAAGAATGTTTTCTTTAAAGGTTTTAAAACAAAGATTGAAAAGTCTCCTTGGTTTGCAGGCAAGTATAACCCTAAAGCAGATTCAATTGAATTTGATAAATCAATTACTGTTTACTCTGGACACTCAGAGCGTGAATCACATGAGGGACTAAACCTTCTACTTGCAGTTCTGGATGAGATTTCTGGTTTTGCATCAGAGGTTGGCACAGGAAATGAACAAGGAAAGACTGCAGAAAACATATACAAGGCATTCCGTGGATCTGTAGACTCTCGTTTCCCAGACTTAGGCAAGGTTGTTTTGCTTTCTTTTCCAAGATATCCAGGAGACTTTATTTCAGAAAGATATGAGTCTGTTATTGCAGATAAAGAAATAATAGAAAAGAAGCATGAGTTTGTAATTAATCCATTATTGCCAGAAGATGATAAAGACAATAGGTTTGAAATATCATGGGATGAAGATCAAATACTTTCATACAAATATCCTGGAGTCTTTGCACTTAAGCGTCCCACATGGGAAGTAAATCCTACAAGAAAGATTGACGATTTTAAGATTGCATTTATGACAGACCTTGGAGATGCAATGATGCGCTTTGCCTGCGTTCCAACATTTGCTTCTGATGCATTTTTTAAGCAGGCAGAAAAATTAAGATCCTGCATGACAACTAGAAATCCAATAGATGATTTTAAAAGATTTGACGAATCATTCAAGCCAGACCCAACTAAGAAGTATTATGTCCATGCTGACCTTGCACAAAAGCACGATAAGTGTGCGGTTGCTATTGCACATGTAGAAAAATGGGTAAACATACAGGTAATTAATAACTATGAACAGGTGGCCCCAATAGTTGTAGTAGATGCCGTTGCTTGGTGGGAGCCAAAGGTAGAAGGTCCAGTTAATCTATCTGAGGTTAAGCAGTGGATACAAAACCTAAGAAGAATAGGGTTTGATATTGGCATGGTGTCTTTTGACCGTTGGCAGTCATTCGATATTCAGAATGAGTTAAATCAGGTAGGAATGAAAACTGATACTGTTTCTGTTGCTAAAAAACATTATGAGGATATGGCTATGTTGGTATACGAAGAAAGACTTGTCATGCCAGCAATCGAGTTGTTGTTTGAAGAATTAACTCAATTAAAAATTATGAAAAATGATAAAGTTGATCACCCCAGGAAAAAATCTAAAGACTTGGCCGATGCTGTGTGTGGTGCTATTTTTGGTGCTATATCTCACACTCCTAAAAATATAGACTCTGAAGTAGAGGTTCATACTTTTAGGGATAGGCCACGTCAGGTTGACGAACTACCTGCAAACGTGATACAATATAAACCTAGTCAAATAGAAGAAATTAAAGACTATTTGGATAGACTAAAAACAATATAAACCAAATGAATAATAAAAGGAGAAAAATGAATTCATTTAAGAAGATCGCTCTTGCCGTGGTTGCAGCCATGACTATGAGCACACTAGTAATGACACCTGCAAGTGCCAATACCGTTTCTGTGGACGTAACAACAGAAATTTCTGGCGCAGGTACTGCAGCCTCACCATTTACAGTTAAGGTTCCATCTGATAACGTCGTAAGCGTTGCAGATACTTCAACTGTTACAAACAACGAAGCACTTCTTATCACCGCTACAGTTGTTGCTGGAACACCAGTAACATTTACTGCAGTTGGTGCTGGAACACGCCTCGTCTCTGCAATTGGTTCAACAGTT